GAGCTGATCAAGAAGGAAGACCTGTCGACCGTCTCCCGGCAGGCGGTGGAGCTCAACATCACCGGGCAGCTCGGCCATGGCCGATGACTCGATCAGCGGCCATGGCCGAGTTCGCGTCCTGGGAGCACCAGGCCCGAGACGCGCACGGTCGATGGGCGAAGGGCGACCGGCCCTGGGACCCCGAGCACGCCAAGATCGGCGAGGCCGTGCACGACTCGCTGGTGCGGTCGCGCCCGAAACTGAGCGGCCAGCAGGCGCAGCGGGTCCGGCATTACAGCGGCGACGGGTTCAGCGAGATGAACAGGCGTCTGCGCGACGGCACCCAGGACATGGCCGACAGACACGGCACCGACGCTCTGGACAGGATCGTGCGCGGATCGGTGGCGCAGCACGACATGGTGCTGCTGCACGGGCGCGCGCAGCTGGGCCGCGTGAAGCCCGGCGACCGCGTCCACGAGCCAGGTTTCCTGTCCACCACCACGGACGGGGCGACGGCCAAGACGTACGCCGGGGTCGGCAAGGGGGCGGCGGTCGTCCGGGTGCGCCTGAAGAAGGGCGAGTCGGCCCTGTCCACCCGCGGCCTGTCGAGCAACCCGTCCGAGAAGGAGGTTCTGCTGCCCAAGGACCAGGACTACCGGGTCCTGAAGGTGCAGCAGGCCACCGGCCAGTACGGCCAGCCGATCCGCCTGGTCGATGTGGAAATCGACCACGGCGGGGGATCGGGAGCCACCGGCGGCACCGGCGCCACGGCACTGTCCATGGAGCTAAAGCTGCACAATGGTCTACCAGGCGGTATCATGCCCCCAGAAACGATCTCTGCGCAGGCGCGCACGGGAGGATAGGCCACATGGCGACGCACGCCGGAGCCCCACCGGGATCAGGATCCAACTTCGAGAAGCTGTCGGCAGCGCTGGCGGCCCGCGGGGCGCACAACCCCGACGCCCTGGCGGCGCAAATCGGCCGGCAGAAGTACGGGCGCAAGGGCATGGCGAAGCTGTCGGCCACGGGCCACGCGCACAGCAGCGCCCTCGGCCTGGCAGCTGGGTCCGAAGAGGGCGGCTACGAGCACAGCCACGTCGTGACGCACAGCCACGATTTCGCGTCGCTCGCGCACACGCACAACGGCACGGGCGCCGGCTACCCATCCGGCGGCAAGATGGACGAGGGACAGGGCACGTCCGGCGGCGTGGGCGACTTCGAGAAGGGGTCGTCCAAGCTGCGCGCCCCGCAGGCCGGCGACCAAAAGTCGACCGGCTTCCAGGGCCAGCGCCTCGGCGTCGGGGCGAAGGGCGGGAACTACGGCTCCCAGTCCAACACCGGCGGCCAGTCAATCGGCCTGTCCAAGCGCCTTCCGGTGACCAGCCCGTGGGACATCCTCGTCAGCCGGGGAGCCGACGGCGTCGCACAGGTGCGGCACCGCCGCGGCGGCGTGGACATCGGGCAGATCAAGCGGCAGGAAGACGGCAGCTGGTCGGCCACCCCGTCCGGCGGCAGCCCGCTGCCCGGCAAGACGCACCAGCGGGCCGCGCTCATGGATCTGCTCGGAACCTGGAACCGCGCGTCGACCACGCCCGAGCGGTCCGCCGTCCCCTACGCGCAGCCGCCCGAGCAGACGCCGCTGATGCAGAAGTTCGGCGTCCCGGCGATCAGCGCCCTGGCCACCCCGACCGTGTCGGCCGGAGACGGCCCGCGGCTGACGGCCATGTCCAGCGACGACACCTCCGGGGCAGAGCCCACGGACGGGCTGACGCCGAAGGGCAAGGCGATCTACGCCAAGCTGCGGGGACGCGGCTTCCCGGCCGACCGCGCGCTGGCGTTCGCCAAGCGCGCGCAGAACATGAGCGCCGGGAAGTTCACCAAGGCCTCGTCGTGACCACGGCCGTCCTCACCCCGTTCACCGGCACGCAGGCCGTCGAGCTCGGCAACCGGGTGTGGCGCAAGCGCGTCCTGCCCGTCGGCGATGTCGACTACAAGGGCCGGACGCTGCACTTCACCCGGGACTACCTGGCCGGGCTGGCCAGGTCGTTCCAGGAGCGCGCCTATGACCAGGTGCCGTTCCAGCTGGCCGGGAGTGACAACAGCCACACCAACGATGTCGAGCGGTTCGGCGGCGAGATCACCGACTTCGAGGTGGCGGAAGACGGGCTGTATATCAAGCTCGCGGCCACCGAGCGCGGCGAGAAGGTCCTGAAGGAGAATCCGAACCTCGGAGTGTCCGCCCGGATCGTGGAGGACTACGCGCGCAGCGACGGCAAGTTCTTCACCGCCGCCGTCCAGCACGTGCTCGGCACGCTCGATCCGCGTATCCCCGGGCTCGGCGGATGGGAGGCCGTAGAGGCGTCCAACGACGCCGAGGCGGTCCTGGACCTTTCAACATTCAGTTTCACGGGCGAGGAGATGACCGTGTCTGGCGACCAGTTCACTGCCGAGGAGCGCGGTAAGCTCTCGAAGCTGCTGCAGATCCCCGAAGACAAGATCGACGCGCTCACGGCGCTCGCCGACGCGGACCTCAGTCTGCTGGCCGGCGACGGCGCCGACGCGGAGCTGACCGACGAGGAGCTCGCGCAGCTCATCGCCGAGATGCCCGACGAGGAGCTGGCCGCCCTGCAGGCCGAGTTCGAGGGGCAGGTGGCCGCCGCGGCTCCTGGCCTGTCGAACCAGGCCGCGATGGCGATTGAGATGGCCAACGTCCGCGCCGACGAGAACGCCCGGCAGCTCTCGGTGATCACCTCCGAGCTGGACACCCAGCGGTACGAGGCCGAGCGGGCGCGGCTCGTGCGCGACTCCGGCGTGCCGCCGTTCCTCGTGGAGCTGGCCCGGCCGCTGCTGGAAGGCACCGGCCACACCGTCGACCTGGCGAACGGCAAGGCGGTCGACGCCGGGCAGATCATGCGCAAGGTTCTGACCGAGTACGCCAAGGCCGCCAAGATGATGGACCTGTCGGTCGAGCTGGGCTCGGCGATGGACGAGCCCGAGCAGACCGGCGCCGCCGCCCAGGAGCGCGACGAGGTCGTCTCCCGGGCCCGCATGCAGATGTTCGGGATCGGGTGACCCGGTGGCACGCTACGTGGTGACCGTCCCGGTGACCGTCGCCGGGTCCGGGTACAACTCGCCGCCCCGGGTGGTCCACAAGAGCGAGGTGCTGGAGCTGAGCGCGGCCGAGGTCACCGCGATCGGCGCGGGCAACCTCCGTGCGGTGGCCGCGACGACCACGCACGAAACGTCCGGCGAGGCATTCGCCGTGGCCAACGGATTCTGAGGGGGCGGGAACTGTGGCTAGCGGCGATATCTGGGCGGAGTACACCGTCACCGTGGCGTCGAAAACGGACGAGGTGTCCACGTTCTCGTCAGGCGCATGGCAGAACGACCAACGCACACAGGTTCTGGACGGCGCGGCAGAGTCGGGTCCGGCAGGATCCATCCGAACGACCACGATCGTGTCAGTCGATGAGATCGGTTACGAGGTCTTCATCCTGGACCCGTCCAAGTCGTACACGTTGACGATCACTGAGAACTGAGGAGGAGGAGCCGATGTCTGCGGTTCTCCCGCACTACAAGCAAGGGCCGATGAACAAGCAGGTGTCCACGCTTGTCATCGGCGGAATGATCGTCGGCCCGACGACTCCAGGCTCATCCACCGACCTGACCGTGGCACCGACGTCCACGGGCACCAACGCCCCGTACTACCTGGGTGTGGCGGGCAAGGACGCCAACACCATCGCGGTGCAGACCGGCGCGGCCAACGCATACGGCCAGCCCGCGATCGACATCTCCGTCCTGGACGACTACACGTCCGTCTACTACGGCATGGTCGATATCTGGGTCTGGTACAACGGCATCGTGCCGGAGGGCATGGCCCTGATCATCAGCACCACCACACCGGGTACCGTGGTCACGGGCAGCGCCGTCACCGATCCGAAGCTGATCGTCGGCAAGTGCACGCATCCCGGCGGCGTCACGTCCGGCATGCTGGTCGCCAACACGCTGATCGGCGGCGGCACGTACTTCCTCGGCCGCGCCCGGATCTTCTAGAGAGGAGTGACCGATGCCTACTGGCGCTCGCGGGTACTCAGACTCACCGCGAATCACAGTCAACGAGCTGCTGAAGGACCCGCTGGTCATTCCTGCGCTCATCCTGGACATCACGCAGAACGAGTTCATCGTGGACTCGGTCCTGCGCAACGGCGGCGCCGCACCGAGCGGCGCGGTCCGCTACTCGGAGTCGACGCCGCTGTACGCGGACGACTACCCCGAGGTCCGGCCCGAGTTCGGTGAGGTCCCGGTCGTGCCGACCAGCATCGGCATCCCGCGAGTTGTGTTCACCCACGAGCGCGCGATGGCGATCATGGTCTCCGATGAGATGCGCCGCCGCCAGACCATCGACCCAGTGACCCGGCAGCTGCTGCAGGTCAAGAACACGATGGTCTACTCGTGGAACACCGCGTTCTACTCGGCCGTCGTGGCGAACGCCTCAATCCAGACCCTGGCCGTGTCCAACGCCTGGGCCAGCGCCTCGGCCACGATCCGCGCGGACATCGCGCAGGCCTGCTACCTGGTGGAGAACGCCAACATCGTAAGCCCGTCGGGCGTCACGCAGTGGCTGGGCTTCGAGGCCGACACGCTGATCATCAACCACGGCACGAAGAACACGCTGCTGCAGTCCAGCACGTTCGCCGCGCCGTACATCGGCGACATCGCGTCGGAGAACCTGCTGTACACCGGCGTCCTCCCGCAGAAGATCTTCAACCTGGACGTGCTGGTCTCCCGGCAGGTCCCGGCTGGCAACGCGATCGTCATGCAGCGCAACCGCGCCGGTTTCTACGCGGACGAGCTGCCGTTCCTGGCCGGTCCGCTCTACCGCGACGAGCCGCGCAAGACCTGGCGCTCGGACACCCAGCGGGCCAGCGCCATCGGCCTTGACCAGCCGTACGCCGTCGCTCTGCTGTCGGGGGTCTGACATGCCCCGCTGGCAGGCGCTGATGAACATCTCGCTGCCCCGCAAGGGTGACGTGGACAAGCAGACCGACCTGATCCCCCCGGGCGATACGTTCGAGGCGGACGAGGCCCGGGTGCAGAACCTGCTGAACCCGAAGTTCGGGCCGCCGCGGATCCGGCGCATCGAGGACCAGAAGCTGGAGATGCCGAACATCCTGCCGCGCATGGTCTCCAACCGGCAGTTCGGCCCTCCGGCCGGGGCCCGGCCGGACCCGGTCCAGTCCAG